TGCTCATGCGCGGCCCCGCGATCGTGTCGCGCGCGGCACTCGCTTACGACGGCACCGTCGATGACGCGACCAAGATCACCACCAAGATCAGCCAGCTGGCCGCCCTCGGGATCATCGTGCGCGACACCGCCTGATCGGGCCGCAAGCGCCGCCTCACGCTTCTACCCTGTTTCCCGCCCTCTTTCTCCGGAGATCCCCCATGACCCTTACCCGCAACCCGTTCGATGCGGGCGGCTATTCGCTCGCCGAGATGACGCAGGCCATCAACATCCTGCCCAATCTCTATACCCGCCTGGGCCAGATCGGCCTCTTCCGCTTCGAGGGCGTTACGCAACCCTCCATCGTGATCGAGCAGCGCGAGGGCGTCCTCAGCCTGCTGCCCTCGGTCCCGCTCGGTGCGCCCGCCACTGTCGGCAATCGCGAGCAGCGCTCCATGCGCAGCTTCGCGCTCCCGTGGATCCCGCATGACGATGTGATCCTGCCCTCGGATATTCAGGGCATGCCGGCACTCGGCGTCTCGGACGCGGCCGATCCGCTCGTGGAGGTGATGAACCGCAAGCTCACGCTGATGCGCCGCAAGCATGCCCAGACCCGTGAATACATGGAGATGAACGCGCTGCGCGGTATCGTGAAGGATGGCGCGGGGACCACGCTCTACGACTACTTCACCGAGTTCGGACTCACTCAGATCCCGGTCGACTTCGTCTTCGGGACCGCCGGCACGAACATCCAGGGCAAGGTGCGCAGCACCCTGCGCGCCATCGAGGACAATCTTCTGGGCGAGACCATGACCACGGCACATGCGCTGGTCAGCTCGGAATTCTTCGACAAGCTGATCAGCCACCCCAAGACCGAGGACGCCTACAAGTTCTACTCGGCCACCGGCGGCCAGCCCCTGCGCGAGGACATGCGCCGCGCCTTTCCCTTCGCAGGCATCCTCTTCGAGGAATATAACGGCTCGGTGACGCTCTCGAACGGCACATCGGAGCGGCTGATCCCCGCGGGGGAAGGCATCGCCTTTCCACTGGGGACATTCGAGACCTTCACCACCTATGGCGGACCCGCGAACCTGCTGGAGACCGCCAATACCGTGGGTATGCCGCTCTATGCCCGGCAGATGATCGATGCCAAGGGGCGCTGGATCGACCTGATGACGGAAGGATCGATCCTGCCGGTCAACAAGCGCCCGCGGCTGGCGATCCGCCTGCACAGCTCGAACTGACCGGTAAGGCCATGTCGATCTTCGCCCTCGCCATGGACACGCTCTTCGGTGATCCCAACATCGCCCGCGATGCGATCTACATCCCGGACGCGGGTGCGCCCGTCCTCGTCCGCGTGGTCACCCGCCGGGCGGACGACATCTCCAACTTCGGCGACGCGCGGATCTGGTCGGAGACCACGCGCATCGATCTGCGCGTGGCCGAGGTGGTGCAACCGCGCCCCGGCGACCGTGTCGAGATGGATGGCGAGGCGTTTCTCATTCAGGGCGAGCCGGTCCGGGATCGCGAGCGGCTCGTCTGGACCATTGATCTCAGGCCCACGTGATCCCCATGAAGCTCAAACTCGACATCACCCCCGACCTTGCTACCATGATGGCGGCGGAAATCCAGGCGGGCGAGAAGGCTGTCACGGCGGCCACGCGCGAGGCCGGGACCAGCCTCAAGACCGCCTGGCGCAACCAGATCACCGGCGCGGGTCTGGGCACGCGGCTGGCCCGCACGATCCGGTCCGAACAGTATCCGAAGGGTCAGCCCAGCCTGAATGCGGCAGCGCTGGTCTGGTCGAAGGCGCCCGACATCGTCAGCGCCCATGATACCGGGCCGCTGATCCGCTCGCGCAACGGGTTCTGGCTGACGATCCCGACGGCAGCCGCCGGCAAGTCCCGCCGCGGCGGCCGGATCAGCCCGGTCGAGTGGGAACGCCGCACGGGCCTGCGCCTGCGCTTTGTCTATCGCCGCTCCGGCCCGAGCCTGCTTGTCGCCGAGGGGCGGCTCAACAAGGGTGGCCGTGCGGTTGCCTCGCGCTCGAAGACTGGTCGCGGCCTGACCACCGTGCCGATCTTCCTGCTGGTCCCGCAGGTCAAGCTGCCGAAACGGCTGGATCTGGCACGGGATGCTGAGCGCGCGCATGATGCCCTGCCCGGGCTGATCGTGGCGAACTGGGTCGAGGGGCGTTTCGGATGATCCGTCGATCAGGGCCCACTGGTCCATGCTTCGAACGCCCATCCCGAAAGCATGGATCCAACGCTGGCGAGCAAGAGATAGAGAAGGAATGGGCGAATTCGGAGCACCGGCGCGATAGCCATGGCACCCCATATGCTCACCACCCCGCCCGAGACGAGGAAGGCCATGGCGGCGCCCGGGGCCATGCCAGCCTCCATCAGCGCACGCGTCAACGGCAGCGCCGCGTAGCCGTCGATATAGGCTGGCGCTCCGACCAGGACGGCGAGCGGCACCGCGAAGGCGTTGCCGGCCCCGACGTAAGATGACAACGCATCGGGTGCCAGTGTTTCATTGAGCGCATACTCGGCGGCAAAGGCAGGAATCAGAACGATCAGAATTAAGCGGGTAACCGACCACGCCTCGCGTCCGAAGCGGGCGCGGCGCGCAGGTTCGGTCCAGATTGCGGCGTGGAAGCTCGCGTTTTCGATGCCGCATGGCTGTCCCAGAGATCCGGTAATGCGGTTGCGCCGCAGCGGGTCGCGCGTCCACCCGGTCCTCTCCAAGGCCGCCGTTGCAAGTCCACCGAAGATCCCCAGGCCGATGGCCGCGATCATCTTTCCCACAGCGAATTCCCAGCCCAGTGTCGCGGCGGTCGCCGCAAACATTGGCGGGCCGGTGACAGGCGATGACAGCCAGAACGCCATCACCGGCGCGAGCGGTACACCCGCGGCTAGCAGACCGGCCATCAACGGCAGAACGGTGATGCCGCAGACCGGGATCAGAGCACCGACACCAGCCGCCAGAAAGACGGCCAATATCCTCTGTCCCTCAATGATATCGGCAACACGGTCGCTTGCGCCGCTCGCCGCGATCCACGCCGCGAGCAGAATGCCGGGGATCACGATCGGGGTCACATTGATCAGACCGGCAAAGACAAAGCGCGCTGTCGCCAAAGCATGATCGGGCGCCAGAAAGACGGCTGCTCCGAGACCCGAAATCAGAGCGAGATAGGCGAGCCGCACCCAAGGCGAGCCACCATGAACTGCTTGCGAAATATTCATCTTGTCTGTCTCCGTTCCAGTTAGATGATGAGGCGAGACGGTCGAGGGATGCCGCCACCCACGGCAGGACCGGTAACGCGCTTCATCGTCCAAGCCGCTGATACCGATCCAAGAAACCCCGTTGCGCTTCGCGTAGAACATCGCGGTCTTGCAGAACGTCGCGGCGTTCGAGACCGATATCCGCAAGGAGGTGATCGTTGAGGCCTCGCAGGGCCCTCCGGAGTCGCGCGAGGCGACGCTTCTCGTCAATCTTTTTGAAAAACCCTGCGATGGCGCGGCGCACGGGCTCCGGGGAGTTGGGGACATCGTGATGATCGATATGCGGTTCGATGGCCGGCACCCGGCAGGCTGTCCTGTGATCATGGCTGTGGATAGAGAGCATGACAAAGCCTCCTCAAGATGTTGCTGATGTCTGACTGTAAGATGCAACCTTGAAAGGAATTTGAGAAACGGGCAGTTTAGAAATCAGCAATCGGTATTTCAAATGGCTCAGCTTGACAGCGACCTTCTCAGAACATTCCTCGCTATCGTGGAGACCGGCAGCGTCACGGGCGGCGCGGAACGCATCCACCGCTCCCAATCGGCGACGAGCCTGCAACTGAAGCAGCTCGAAGAGGTAGTCGGCGAGCCGCTCGTCGCGCGGCACGGCCGGGGCGTGGTCCCGACGCCGGCGGGAGACCGCCTCCTGCCAGTCGCGCGGCAGGTCACCGGAATGCTCGACGCGGCTCTGGCCAGCTTCCGCACCGATGATCTGATCGGCCGGCTTCGTATCGGGATCGCGGAAGATGCAGCGCGAGAGGTGCTTGCCAACGTTCTGGCCGCCTTCTGCCGCGACCATCCGCGGATGGAGCTGGAGGTGCATTGCGCTCTCGGGGATGGGTTCGGCGACTCGCTGGCGCGCGGCAAACTGGATATGGCTGTCTACGAGAGTTCGGCGATCGGCCCCGGTCAGGAACGGCTGCGCACGGGGCGCCTTCAATGGACTGCGTCACGCCACCATGATGCGGCGCGCCGCGACCCGCTGCCGGTGGCTGTTTTCGACCGCTCATGCTGGTGGCGGGACGTCGCGCTCGCCGATCTTTCGGCTGCAGACCGTGCGTATCGTACGGTGTTCACCAGCGAGAACGCATCGGGTGTGCGCGCCGCCGTCGTGTCCGGCATGGCGGTCGCGCTGATGAGCGAAAGCGAGGCAGACGAAGACTTGGTTGCACTTACGGACATTGCACCGCCACGACCTTCCTATCTGGTCCTCGTTGTGGCGCCGCGGGCGCGCGGAGCGGCTATGGAGGCGCTGTCCGAAGCTATTCGAAATGCGTTGAAGGAAGAAAACAGGCCCGTCGGCTTCTGAAATGCCCACACCACGCGAAACCATCCTAACCGCGCTGCACGCGCGGCTCTCGGCACTTCCGGCGACCACTTTGCGCGGCGAAGTCCTGCCCGAGCGTGTGCCGGCTGCTGGCTTGCTGATTCTGCGCGACGGCGAGTCGGGGGAGCCCGAAGAGACGCTTTCGCCGATCATTTACCACACCGGCCCTTCGCCGAGAAAGAGGCGGTTGTGCAGGGCCCCGCCCGACGCCGCTTTCGACACTCTAACCGGGAGCATCAACGCATCTCGGTCGGGACCGGCGCGTGCGACACTTCATCGTTCGCAACCGCGCCCGTAACCCTCGTGCGCCCAGCCACCGGAGCCCCTCCATGCCCTCGACTCGCGAGACGATCCTTGCTGCGCTGACAGCGCAGCTGACCGCGCGCGCCGGCGCCGAGGTGCGGCGCAACGCGACGCTGCCCGAACGGGCGCCGGCGGAAGGACTGGTGATCCTGCGCGACGGCACTCCGGGCGAACCGGATGTGACGCTGAGCCCGTGGCGGGCCTATTACCGCCACCGCGTGGAGATCGAGGCGTTCATGCCGCCGGGCGCGGCGGAGGCGGCGCTCGACGCGCTCATCGCCCGGATCGGGGCCGCGCTGGCGCATGACGACAGCCTCGGCGGGCGCGTCGAGCTGATGACGGTTTCCGCGCCTGAACTGCAGCCCGTCCCGGTGGAGGGCGGCGCGCCGTTTCTGGCGGCGGCACTTGCGGTCACGCTGGAATACGAGGTCAGCGATCCGCTGAGCGGCTGAGCGCGCCCGACGGCGCGGCCATCTCGAGACATCACATCTGCACATCACAGGAGATATGACATGGGCAAGCAACGCGCCTATGGCGCCGATGCCACACTCAGGGCGGTGCGCGAGACGCAGTATGGCGGGGCCACCACGGGCCCGGTGCGGGCGCTCGATTTCAAGACGGCGGATCTGTCGGCGAGTATTCCGCTTGGCGACGACCCGCTTCTGGGGCGCGGGCGCAATGCGCAGGACCCGTATCGCGGGCTGGTCACCGATGAGGGCCAGCTGGAGATCCCGTTCGATCTGCAGGGTACCGGCTGGTGGATGACCGCGCTCTTCGGCGATCCCGAGACCACGCCGCAGGCGGCCACGGGGCAAATCACCTTTGCGGATAATCCCGCGCCGGGCGACACGCTCACGCTGAACGGGGTGATGTGGACCTTTATGGCAGCGTCTGCTGCGGGCGACGAGACGGAAATCGGCGCCACGCTGGCAGATACGCTTGCCGCACTTGCCGCGGATCTCAACGCCGCCACCGATCCCGTCATCGCCGTGGCGACCTATGCCGTGGAAGACGACACGGCGCTGCTGATCACCCATGACACCCCCGGCCCGGACGGCAACGCGTTCGCGATTGCCGCCTCGGCCGCGCAGCGTTCCGCCCCCACGCTCACCGGCGGCGGGTACCGCCATGTCTGGCGCAGCGGGGCCGACAGCATCCCGTCCTTCCTGATCGAGATCGGCCATCCCAAGCTCACCACCCCGGTCTTCTTTCGCCATGCGGGGGCGGTGCTGGAAGAGCTGTCGTTCCAGATGGGCCAGGAGGGGCCGGCCAATGCCACCGTCTCGGTGGTCGCCCAAGGCGAAGAGACCGCGAATGCCACGCTGGACGCAAACCCCGCCGCCTTTGCGCTGCGCCGCTTCAGCCAGGGGCGCGGGCGCATCGTGCGCGCGGGAGCGCCGCTGGCGGGGGTCACCGCAGGCTCTCTGACCTTCTCCAACGGCATCGAACGGGTGCGGTCCATTCGCGAGGATGGCCGCATCGATGGCGCGGATCCCACCCTCGCCACCTGCGAGGGCTCGCTGAACGTGCGCTTCGATGGGGAGACGCTGATGGCCGAGGCCGCGAGCGGCGATCCGGTGGCGCTGGTCTACGGCTTTGCGATGCATGAGGGCTACGCGCTCAGCTTCACCCTGCCGCGGGTCTACCTGCCCAAGCCCAAATATTCGATCACCGGCCCCGCCGGGGTCGAGGCAAGCTTCGACTGGCGCGCCGCCGCCGATGCGACCGGCGTGATGCTCGAGGTCGCCCTTCTCAACGATATCCCGACCCATGGAGACCCCTGATGATCCGCCTCGACCTGAACGCGTCCCCCGACTGGCTCGATCTCGGCCACGGCGTGCAGCTGCGCGTCGCGCCCATAACCACCTCCCTGATGAACCGTGCCCGCGAGGAGCCGATCCTCGCCGACCTGCCGGAGGAGGCCAGCGCCAACCGGCGCGGCATCGCGCTCGCGAAGGCGCTGGCCCGTGTGGCTGTCGATGACTGGGCGGGCGTGCATGACGAGACCGACGCGCCGGCCGAACTTTCGCCCGAAGGGCTCGACGCGCTGCTGGAGATCGTACCGATCTTCGAGGCGTTCCAGCTGCGTTACGTGGCGCCGGGCCTGCATCTGGAACAGGAAAAAAACGCCTCAGCGCCCTTGCCGAGTGGCACTTCGGCGGGGGCGACGGGTACTGCAAAAACTGCACCCAAATCTGCGACGCCTGCCCGGCGCGGCAAAACGCGCCGCTGACGCGCGAGGGCGCGATGGCCTGGGATATCGCATGCCGGGCCACAGGCCAGCTGCGGGTCGCGGACGGCGCAGTGCTCGGCTGGGATATGGGCGCGGTGCTGGCCATGGCTGCGGCCGGCGGACTCGACCCGAGGGCGGCGGTGGAGCTTCTGCCGGTGATCGAGGCGGCGATGGTGCGCGCGGTGAACGCCCAGATCCGGGCGCAGCGCCCGCAATAGGCGGGCACGCTGTGACAGCCCGCGCGGCAAAGGCACAAACCCGTAAAAGTTAGATTGATCGAGGGCCTCAATGACCAGCGCGTCCAAACAGGTGACGGTGCGGCTGGCGGCAGAAGGCGGCCGGCAGGTGCGCGCCGAGCTCAGGGGGATCGGCACCGACGGCGCCACCGCCTTCCAGCGTCTGGGCTCGGAGATGGAGGCCGCCAATGCGCGTGCCGACCGGTTCTTCCGCCGGCTGCGGATTGCGGCGGCGGCTGGAGCTGCAGCCGTGGGCGCGGCGGCCACGGCGATGATCCGCAGCGGGCTGCAGGTCGTCGACAGCCAGGCCAAGCTGGCGCAGTCGCTGGGCACCACCGTCGCCTCGATCCAGACGCTGGAGCGCGCGGGCGAACTGGCGGGCGTGTCGATGTCGGGCATCGAGCAGGCCACCAAGGATCTCACGCGCCGTCTCAGCCAGGCCGCGGCCGGGACCGGCCCCGCCGCCGACGCGCTGGACCGGCTGGGGCTGTCGGTCACCGACCTGATCGCGCTGCCGCTCGATGAGCGCGTCGGGGCCATCAACGCCGCCATCGAGAAGTTCGTGCCGGCGGCCGAGCGTGCGGCCGTGGCGGGCCAGCTTTTCGGCGAGGAAGGCTCGATCGCCATGGGTCGGATCGACAGCGCCACGCTGCGCCAGGCGACGAAGGACGTGCGCGCCTTCGGCGTCGTGGTGTCCGCGCAGGACGCGGCACAGATCGAACGGACCAACGATGCGATCTCACGGCTGGGGCTCATCTGGCGCGGTCTGGCCAACCAGCTGGCGGTGGCCGTGGCCCCCGCTCTGGAGGCCGTGGCCGACGCAATGGCCGCGCTCGCGGAACGCAGCGGTCCGATGGGCCGCGCCATCGAGCTGGTGCTGGGCAATCTCGACCGGCTGGCCGCCACGCTCGCGGCGGTTGCCGGTCTGGTGGCCGGGCGCTTTGTGGCCGGGCTGGCAGTGGCAGCTGTCAGCGTGCGCGGGCTGGCCACGGCGTTGGCGCTGTTGCGCGGGGCGCTGATCCGGCTGCCGTTTGTGGCGCTCGTGATCGGCGCGCAGGAGCTGATCCTGCGCTTCGGCCGGCTGGTCGCGGCGGCAGGAAGTTTCTCCGACGCCCTCGATCTCATGCGCGGCGTGGCCGCAGAGGTCTGGGACCGGATGGGCACAGGCGCACGGGCGCTCGGCGCGACGATCGCCGCAGCCTGGGCCGGGATCCAGGCCAGCGTGGCCGGCGGCGTGCAGGCCAGCCTGGACGCTGTCGCGCGCGGCGCCTCGCTTATCGTCAACACCTGGCGCGGGGCTTTTGCAGCAACACGCGCGATCTGGTCCGATCTGCCGGCAGTGCTGGGCGAGGTCGTGACCGGTGCGGCCAATGCCATGGTGCGCGGCGTGGAGCGAATGCTGAACGCGGTGATCGGGCGCGTGAACCGCTTCATCGCGGGGATCAACACGGTGCTTGGCGCATTGCCGGCATGGGCCGTGGGCGATGGCGGGCTGCGCATCGGCGCGCTGGACGATGTCAGCCTTGGCGGTATCGAGGCCCGGTTCGCAGGCGCGGCGCGTGATGCCGGCGGCCGGGCGGCGGAGGCGTTCACGCGAGGATTCGAGCGGGAGTACCGCATCCCCGATCTCGGGCTCGGCGCCTATGCCGAGGAGGCCCGCGCGACGCAGGACGCGCTCCAAGGCGTGGCCGACGAACTGCGCGCCGCGGCGACCGGCCCACTGGAGTCGGTCGAGGCGATCCGCGAGGTGCTGGCGCGGACCTCGAAGGTGGCCGATGCGTCAGCGGACTCCGTGGCCGGGATCGGGGACGCCTTCGACGGGATCGCCGGCGGGGAGGATGGGAGCTTCGGCACAAGTTCCGGCAGCGGGGGCGCGGCGGGGCGCGCAACCAACGCGGCCACGGAGGCCGGCAACGCGATCGCGGCGGCCGGCGAGACGGCGGCGCGGGGCTGGGATGCGGTCGCCGACAGCCTGCAGGACTATGCCGACAGCGCGATGGAGACCGGCCGGCAGATCGGCGAGGCGCTGGTCAGCGCGTTTCGCGGGGCCGAGGACGCGCTTCTGACGCTGGTCACGAAGGGCAAGGTGGATTTCCGCGATCTGGCGAACTCGATCCTGGAGGACATCACCCGCATCGCGCTGCGCTCGGCGGTGCTCGGGCCGCTCGCCAACTGGCTGGGCGGCGCGCTCGGCGGGATCGGAGGCGGGCTTGGAGGCAGCTTGGGCGGCAGCCTCACCGCGGCGGTGGCGCATTCCGGCGGCGTGATCGGCGTCTCGGCACTGCCGCATCGCGAGGTGCCGGCCATGGCCTTCGCCGGAGCACCCCGACTGCATGCGGGTGGCATGGTCGGGCTCCAACGCAGTTCTGGCGTTGCGGGCCTGCGGCCCGACGAGGTCCCCGCGATCCTGCAACTCGGCGAGCGGGTGCTGTCGCGCCGCGAGGTCGCCGAGGGGCAGCGCGGCGGCGGTGGCAGCGGCCGTGACGGCGGTGTCACAATCAACATGAGCATCTCCACGCCGGATGCCGACAGCTTCCGCCGGTCGCAGGGCCAGATCACCGCCGAGATGAGCCGCGCCATCGCGCGGGCGCGGCGCAATCGGTAGTGCTTGCCACCTGACAAAAGATACCCGGCACGCCTCCTCGTGCACCCCGGTTGCTCGTGCAAAGGTTCGAAGGACAGCTATGCGGACAATCCGGTCATTGACCTATCCAGAGACGTCAGTAAGTTAATTTGGCAAATTCCATGTCAGCCAGCATTCGCGCGCCAGCATCACTTCCATTCTTCGGAGGGCAATATGCTTCACGAAAAGCTGCAGAAGTTAAAAGGACCGACCTTATTCGGCGCCACGCAAGCCGCTGTGATTATTTCAGTTTGCCTATTTCTTCCGGTTCCGGAAAGATACTCGGGGAGTGCCGAGATCGAACGCGGTGTCAGCTGGTTGGGAATAGGCTTGGTCTGGGTGTGTACCACCATCGTGATCGGGGCACTGCACTACTTACTTGATTCCCGAGACCGTTCTTAGTTTGGGCTCGGAAGGGCCTTGCGGCGGTGCGGCAGGCTGATTGCCGACCGACAGCACTGCGGACAGAACGGCCGTTCTTATAGTCATGTTGAGCCTCACCGCCGGGGATCTGGCTGGCCTACCTCGATCGCATCCCGTAGGTTTCTCGGCTGCGCCTTATGTGTTCATCGGCATCCCGTTCAGGGAAGAACCGCCAGCTTGGAGCGAGTATGGGCACGGTCTTTTCGACGCGGACCTCTATCACGTTCCTGATCGGAAAATCGGGACCGGCCTTCTCCCGCAGAGGAGGGACAAGAGCTTCGAACCTCGATGCCCCGTCCTCGATTATTTCGGCTGCTCCGATTAGCTTGTGCCCTCGCTCCCGAAAGACGTCTATCAAACTGACGCAGACGCGCGGATGCGTCTGGATCGCCCGGATCGAACCGGCCGAGGCGATGTCGGCGATCACGAAGCTGTCCCCTTCGTGATGCCATATCTCCTTTGGAGAAACGCTTGGCTGTCCCTTCCGATCTACGGTCGCCAACCAGCAGAGCACGGCATGGCGGCAGGTGTCCGCGACGGTCCATTCCGCGTCTTCGCTCATTTCCTACTATCCTCAGTTTCGGGCCATTGCCAGCTTGGTGCCGAAGACCACCAGAACGACGCCTATCACACGCTCGATCCACGCGCCCGCACGAACGTAGACGGCTCGTGCCGGGACGCTCGACAGAAGCGAGACAACGAGACCATACCAAACAACCTCGACAGCGAAGGACGCTGCAAGGATCGTAGTCTTCGTGAGCAAGGCTGCATCCGGCGGGACAGCAACGGCATAAAGACCAACGAAAAACATGATCCCCTTGGGGTTGGAAAGATTTACTATGCCGCCGATCCTGAAACCGCGCAGGAAGGCTAAAGTCCGGTGCTGGTCGGTTCCGTTAGCATCTGTTCCCTCGTTCTGAGCGGCCGTCCCGGCATGACGCCACGATTGAATGCCGAGCCATACCAGATACAGGCCGCCAGCGATTTGAACGGCGCGCGTTAGCCAACCGATGCGTTCGAGTATGACCGACAGTCCGGCTATCGCCAGCACCGCACAAAACGTCGCCGCACAGGCCAGGCCAAGCGTTGCTCCCCACGCCGTAGTCTTCTCTCCGCGCAGGGCCAACTTCGAGATCAGAGCGAAGTTGGGACCGGGGCTGACCACAATAGCGATGTAGAGAACCAGAACGGTCAGAACGATGTGGGGATCAAACATGTGTGGAACCTCCGACTACCTCGTCAGCCTATCGGATTATCGGAGGTCCTGAAAGGCGGATTAGGGCTCCTGGCGGTCATCTGATAGTTTCGCTCAGGGATTTTAGAATAGTGTCCGAAACCCGGCTTCCATCGGGAACCTTGTGTCGGGCGGCGAACACCGAGGGCCAATGAAAGGCAATCCATGACCGACTTTCACGATGTGCAGTTCCCTGCCACCATCGCGTACGGGGCCAGTGGCGGGCCGCGGTTCCTGACGGCGATCACCGCCACGCAGAGCGGCCGCGAGCAGCGCGTGGCGCAGTGGCAGCGCTCCCGCGGCGAATGGAACGTCTCCACGGGCATCCGCTCGCGTGCCGATGTCGCCGCATTCCTCGCCTTTTTCTACGCCCGCCGCGGCCGCGCACACGGGTTCCGCTTCCGGGACTGGACGGATTTCCGCGCCAGCGATCAACATCTCGGCACTGGCGACGGCGAAGAGACTGCCTTCCAGTTGTTGCGGCGCTATGACAGCGGCGGTGCGGTGCATGAGCGGCGGATCACGCGCCCGGTCGAGGGCACTGTGACGGTTTATCGCGATGGCGTCAAAGCAACGTCCGGGGTGTCGATCGATCACACGGCGGGCCAAGTGACGTTCTCAAGCGCCCCTGACGCGGGAACCGAGATCTCCGCGGATTTCGAGTTCGACGTCCCCGCACGGTTCGACACCGATGCCGCCGATCTCACCGTGGAGACCTACGAGATGCAGCAATGGGGCCGCATTACCGTGGTGGAGATCCGCGAATGAAGACGGTATCCCCCGAACTTGCTGCGCATCTCGAGGGCGATGTGCTCACGCTGGCCACCTGCTGGCGCCTCGCGCGCCGCGACGGGGTGGTGTTTCGCGCGACCGATCACGATGGCGATCTCGCGGTCGACGGCGAGGTCTACCGCGCCCGTGCAGGGTATTCGCGCACCGCCGTGGCCTCCGAGGCCGGGCTCGCGGTCGGCAATGTCGATCTCGAGGGCGTGCTCGACGATGCCGGGCTCGAGGCGGACGCGCTGCGCGCCGGTCTCTATGACGGCGCCGAGGTGCGGATCTTCGTGGTCAACTGGCAGGACCCGTCGCAGGGCACGCTCCGGCTGCGCCGCGGCTGGCTGGGCGAGGTCACGCTGTCGAGCGAGGGCCGGTGGCGCACCGAGCTGCGCGGTATGTCCCAGGTGCTCGCACAGCGGCTGATCGAGCCCTACACGCCCGACTGCCGCGCCGATCTCGGCGATGCGCGCTGCGGGGTGGCGATCACGGATCCGGAGTGGACGCGACCGGGCCTCGTCACCGCACCGCTGGACGCGCTGTCGTTTACCGCGGCGATCGACGTTGAGGGCAAGCCCGACGACTGGTTCGCCGGCGGGGTGATCATCTTCACGTCGGGGCAGAACAGCGGCCGGGCCATCGAGGTGCGCGGCTCGGATCTGGCGACGGGCGATCTCGTGCTCTCCTTCCCGCCGCCCTTCCCGGTCGGGACGGGCGACGCGTTCGAGATCTATCCGGGCTGCGACAAGCGGCTCTCCACCTGCATCGATCGCTTCGACAATGTGCTCAATTTCCGGGGCGATCCCTTCGTGCCCGGCGCCGACAAGCTGACGGAGACACCCAATGCCCGGTGAGCCAGTCCGCGCTGAGGAGATCGTTACCGAGGCGCGCCGCTGGATCGGGGCGCGCTGGCGCCATCAGGGCCGCGGGCCGGCCGGCGTGGATTGCATCGGGTTGCTGATCGTGGTCGCCGATGCGCTCGGCGTGCCGCATCACGATGTGCAGGGCTACGACCGGCGCGCGACCGGCACGAGGTTGCTGGAGAAATTTGCGGTCGATCTCGATCCGGTTGCGATTGCGGACGCGCGCCCCGGCGATATCCTGGTCTTTGCCGAGACCAGCTATCCCTGCCATGCGGGGTTCCTGACCGCGCGGCACGGTGTCCCGCATCTTTTGCACGCGCATGCGCTGCGGCGCTGCGTGCTCGAGGAGCCGCTGATCGAGCCATGGCTGTCGCGCCGTCGTGCCGCCTGGCGCATCCCAGAGGTGGTCTGATGGCGGTGCTGGCCATCGCCGGCGCGGGCGCGCTCGGCAGCTCCGCGCTCGGGCTGGGCTGGCAGGCCGGCTGGCTGATCGGCTCGACCGTCGGCTCGCTCCTGTTCGGGCCCGACCAGCCCGATATCGAAGGCCCGCGGCTGCGAGATCTGTCGGTTACCTCCTCGGCCTGGGGCGCGCCGATCCCGCTGATTTACGGCACGATGCGCGCCTCCGGCAACGTGATCTGGGCGCCCGGGATCCGTGAGGAGCGCCAGACCCGCAAGGTGGGCGGCAAGGGCGGCGGCGGTGGTCAGCGCCAGACCACCTATGGCTACTACGCCTCCTTCGCGCTCGGCCTCGCCGAAGGCCCGGCCGGCGACCTCATCCGGATCTGGGCCGATGGCAAGCTCATCCATGACGCGCGCGGCACCAATCCGGATGTGTCGATCCCCGGGCTGGAGTTCCGGTTTCACGAGGGCAGCGAGGACCAGCTGCCCGATCCGCTGATCGAGGCCACCGAAGGCCATGGCCGGACCCCGGCCTTTCGCGGGCTGGCCTACCTTGTGTTCGAAGATCTGCCGCTGGAAAACTTCGGCAACCGCATCCCCAACATCACCGCCGAGGTGACCTTCAACGCGCAGGAGGCCTTCCCCGCGCTCAAGAGCACCAACCTGCCGGGTGGTCCGCTCGACAGCGTGCTGACGAGCTACGGGGCCACCGACTTTCAGCGCCAGCGGCAGCTCATGCTGACCCCGGACGGTCTTCGGCTGTTCGATCTGCGCACGCTGGAGGAGCTGGCGCAGGCCCGGCCCGAGGATCTGATTTCCGACGCGCTGGCCGAGGCGTTGAACCTCTACAGGAATAATTACGGGTTCGATCACTGCTTCATCGGCGGCGACGGGTATGCCTATACTCAAGTCGGCATCAGCAACACCAAGCCGGTCGTGAAGATCGATCTCGACGCGATGGCGGTCGTGGACAGCTTCGGGCGCCGCAGCAACAGCCTGAGCAACAATTCCGGCGGTTTCGTATCACTCACGACACTGGGCTGGATGCGCGCGCTCAGCCTGACCGGGCCTGTCGATGTCCTGATCGCTTCGGGCCGGTTCGGCGGCGGCCATGGCTGCGTGCGGGCCGACACCATGGAGTTCCTCGCCAACCTGCCGCGCATGGGACCGGGGCCGACGAATGTCGAGAATATCGTGCAGGGGCGCGTGGGCGACGGCCTCGGCGAGGCGTGGATCCTGCGCACGTCGAACACCGGCACGGCCAGCACCATTCCCATCGAGCGGCTGCGCGTACGCCCGGGCGCGCCTCAGCCGGTCGTCGAGAATGCTGGGCACTGGCAGCTGTCTGCGGCCGACATCCATTCCGAGGCGACAGGATTCACCTACGAGCCGGCCGGCGCGGTGTATGATCCAGTGGATGATGCGCTGGTCTGGATCAGCGCGCTCGCCTTTCCGGACGCGCTCAGTGATCTGGAGGGGCGGTATGCGGTCAAATGGCGCCCCGATGACGGGGTGATCTGGGCGACGCGGCTGTCGCTCTTCGCGTTTTCCACCACGCGCAAGGAGAACATGGCGATAGCCAAATCCCGCACCGAGGGCCGGCGCATGGCGTGGCATCGCGAGCCGCAGGTCAGCCAGGTCGATCTGCGCACCGGCGCGGAGATCCTGTTCACCGAAGGCTTCGCCGCGGGCAGCATCTTCGGCGGCGGTGAGGCCGCGGGGTATGATGCGCGCTCGGACACGCTCACGGGCTATGTGCAGACCGGGTCGGCCGCAACCCGGCTGTTTCTCAACCGCACCGCCGGCGACGGGGTGACACCGGGCGCGATCGTCGCGGATATTTGCGCCCGCGTCGGGCTGGGGCCGGACGATATCGATGTGTCCGAGATCAATGCGCCGGTATTCCGGGGCTATGCCATCGGGCGGCAGGGATCGGCGCGGTCAGGGATAGAGCCGGTGGCGCAGGCCTTCTCGTTCGATGCGGTCGAGTCCGATGATCGGATCCGCTTCATCCCGCGCGCGCGGGAGGCTGTCGAGGCGCCGCGTCTGACCGCGGACGATCTCGTACCGGCCCGTGAGACGGGGCGCGTCGTGCAGCTCCAGCGCGTGCAGGAAACCGATCTGCCCGAGCGCATCACCGTCACCTACCAGGAGGCCGGCCAGGGGACCGGTCAGGAAACGGGCGGCGACTACAATCAGGGCGCCCAGTCCGCCACGCGGGTCTCCCAGCCGGTCGCCACCATGGGCTCGCGCGACAAGCGCGACGTGGAGCTGCCCATGGCGCTCGAGGCCACCGAGGCAAGGCGCATCGCCGAACGGCTCATGGCCTCGGCCTGGATCGAGCGCGATGGGGTCGAGTTCGCGCTGCGGCCGGGGTTTCTGCGCCTCGATCCGACGGACCTGCTGCGCGTGGCCGCCCCGGGCGGAGCCGAGATCGCGGTTCGGCTGACGCAAATTGAGACCGGCGCCGACTGGGAGCTGCGCGTCAAGGGCGTGCGCCATATCGGGTCGGCTTATCTGTCGGACGCTATCGGCGCGACCGGTTCCGGGGTCCAAACCTCGGGCGTGCTGGGCGATGTGCCCTCGAAGTGGGTCGTCCCGCAGGTGCCGCTGCTGCGCGATCGCCACGACACAGGCGGCGTCGCCTCGCGGCAGTATCTCTTTGCCGCCCCGCGTGTCGCGGGGCCATGGACCGGCCTGTCGCTCTTTCGTTCGCGCGACGGGGCGGACTGGGACATTCCGGCGCGCGCAGGCGATCCCGCGCTGATCGGGGTGCTGCGCGCAGCCCTTGGCCCGCCGCGGTCGGTCTGGACATGGGACGAGGTCAACACGCTCGAGCTGCGCCTGCGCGATCCCGACGGCCAGCTCGAGACGGTCTCGGACCTGCAGCTGCTCAATGGCCGCAACGCAGCCCTCGTGGTCGACGCAGATGGCGGCGCCGAACTGATCCAGTTCCGCGATGTCACACCGCTCGGCAACGACCTCTACCGCCTCTCGACACTGCTGCGCGGGCGGCGCGGTTCCGAGGCCCGGCTCGCGCATGCGGCCGGGGCGGTGATTGTGGTGCTGGAAGACGAAGGCGCGCTGTTTACGGAACCGCTCGGGCTAGTCGGTCAGCAACTGCGCTATCGCGGCGTCGGTCGGGGCGAGGCGTTCGACGAGGCGGACACGGTCACGCAAACCCTGCGCGGCACCGATCTCAAGCCCTACGCCCCGGCGCATGTCTCGGGCGCGTGGACGGCGGCCGGCATCACCCTGTCCTGGCGGCGGCGCACCCGGATCGGCGGCGACTGGCGCGACGGCACCGGGACCGTGCCCCTCGCCGAGGCGGCGGAGGCCTATGAGGTGGATATTCTGGACAGTGCCGGGGATGTCGTGCGGGTGCTGGAGGCCCCCACGCCGCAGGTGCTCTATGCCGCGGCCGACGCGCAGGCGGACTTCGGGTCCGTGCCGGCCACGCTCACCCTGCGCGTCCATCAGATCAGCGCGGCGGTCGGGCGCGGCTTTCCCGCCACGGCTACAGTGCAGGAGACATGAATGAGCACGCCCAATCTCGCCATCGCGCATATCCAGGCGTCGCAGGACCAGAAGGAGGTCACCGCGAACGCCGGTTTCGATGCGCTGGATCTGGCGATGACGGCAAGCCTCTCGGTCGATTGCAGCGCGGGTGGCACGGTCTCTGTCTCAGCAGCCGATCTGCGCCGCCATGTGCGGCTGGTGCTCCAGGGGAGCCCCGGCGATGCTTTCGTCGTCGAGTTGGCTGATACCCCCCGCCTTCTGGCGCTGCGCAACGCCACCGATGCGGACACTAGCCTCACGAACACCGCGGGCAGCGAGACCGTGGACCTGCCCGCCGGCGCGGAGGTGATGATCCATTCCGGGCCGGACGGGATTGCGGGCGTCGGCGCGGCCGGGGGTGGCGTGTACGACTTTGGCATGGTGGCGTTTCAGGCGCCGCCGCCCGGCGCGGTCATCGGCAAGGTCGTCATCCCGCGCGCCATCATCCTCCCGGCCGATTTCACTGGCGCGCGCGGCGATGTCGACACTCCTCCGGCCGCCGACTGGAGCATCGACGTGACCCGCAACGGCCTGAGCATCGGGAGCATCACGGTTTCGACCACCGGCGCGTTCGCCTTTGCCACCATCGCCAATTCGGCGGTGCCGATCGCCCCCGGCGATGTCCTGCGCTTCGTCGCGGATCCCAGAGACGATCCGCCCGAGGCGTCCATTGCAGGCGTCTCGGTCACCCTCGCGGCCGAGCTGGCCTCCTGATGGCCCTTCTGTTCACATCGCTCTTAACCGCCGGGACCGGCACCCCGCCACCGCCGCCCGCGGCGATCGAGACCTTCTTTGCCGACGGTCAGACACGGATCTTCGAGCACGATGTCGGCCTGACCGCGCAGGTGGCGACCTCGAACGTCCGCAGCTTCCTGTCCTGGGACGTGCCGGGCGCGCATGCGGATGTCGAGATCCTCGCCCGGGTCGCGACGGATGCGCCGCCCGCCAATCGCATTGGCCTCCTTGCGCGCGGCAGCGGCAGCGCCGGCGCCGAGACCGGCTGGGTGCTTCAGCGCGCGCGTGACGACGAGTCCTTCGAGATGGTTCTCTATGACGCCGGCGCGTTCACCATCCTGCAGGCTTCCGGCGCGGCGGAGTTCGTCAATACGGACGCGCGGTGGGTCTGGATGCGCTTTCGCGTGCAGGGCACGACCGCCCGGGGCCGGATCTGGGCCGATGGCGTGCAGGACGAACCGCCAGACTGGCAGATCGAGGCGACCGACAGCACGCTCTCCGCCCCGGGGCGCATCGGGCTATTCGGGTTCGATGCCAACACGCATCTTGTCTGCGATCACCTGTCGGTCGGCGTGGGCGGTGCGGCCGCCCCGTCGCCCGGCGATCCGGTGGGCGCGGATCAATACCGCATGGATCCCGCCACGACGGATCCCGCGACCGACTGGACGCCCCGCTGGGCGCCGCTGCAGCAGGCGCTCTCGCAAGCCGGAACAGACGTCACGCAGATCATGCCCTGGGGCTGGCAGGGGCTCTGGGGTGAGGCGGGCGCGACCACCACCGCCCTTATCGGGGCCGACCGGCTGTCGCTCGCCGCGGCCGGCAATGCGCGGCGGGCCTTCGTCTACTGGCCGCTCGGGCCCCTGCGGGACTGCGACATCCGTGCGCGCGTGCTTACGACCTCTGGCACGAACAACCAGGTCCGGTTGCATGCGCGGCTTGGCGACTACGCGCTCGGAGCACCGGAACGCGGCTACTTCATCGACTTCGTCTCGGGCGTGGTCGAACTGCGCAAATACGACGCGACGGGCGCCGCTGTCACGCTGGACGACACGGCCGGCTTCAGCTGGCAGGCGAACACCTGGTACCATGCGCGCCTGAGATGCGAGGGCGATCTGATCCGCGGCAAAGTCTGGGCCGGCGGCGTGCTCGACGAGCCGGCGGCATGGCTCCTGTCGGCCGAGGACACCGAGTTCGCCGAGGGTTATGCAGGGATCGGTCTCTACACGGCCTCCGGCACGAAGCGCGTCGATCATGTCCGGATCGAAAGCCTCGACCCGTAGCGCGCCGCAGGGCCTATGCGTGCGGGCAGCGATGTCCCCCCACGACCATGCACCACCACCACGCCAGCCATCAGGGAGGCAGGATGCCCGACGGCGACAGCATTTCCGATCAGATCCTTAACGCCTTGCGCGATCACGGCCTCGCCGCGGCCATTGGCGTGTGGTTCAGCCTCATTGCCGGGCTGGCCGCGGCCGTGACGCGCAAGGCGTTCACCAACGAGGCGCTGCTGCACAAGCTCGAGCAGGAACTCGAGGCCGAGCGCCTGCGCATCGAGAAGCGCCGCGACGAGGATCGCCGCATCGATCACGACCGGCTCGAACGCATCGAGCGAGACATCCACGACATGCGCAACCTCATGTTCGCCGCCTTCCAGCGCAAGAGCGACGACTGACCGCGCGCTCCGTGCACCGCGTCGCAACTTGCCGGTCTCACAACCCCCAACAAAAACCGCTCAACGCGCCCCTGTCGCTCCTGCGGGCGGCGGGCCACGCCCCCATGTCCTCAGACCCCAAGGAGACCCATCATGGCCGACCCGATCCGCAGCTTCCGCCATTTCCGCGATGTGCCCGATACGCTCTGGCGCTGGCCCGACTTCAGCCCCGCCGAAATCGCCTGTCGTGGCACCGGCCAGCTCAAGCTGCATCCGGCAGCGCTCGACACCCTGCAGGCCCTGCGCGACCGGCTGAGCAAGCCGCTGATCGTCCGCTCCGCCTATCGCTCGCCGGAACACAACAGGGCTGTCGGCGGGGCCAGGGCCTCCAAGCACATGGACGGCACGGCGTTCGATATCGCCATGACAAACCACGACCCGGCAGCCTTCGAAGCGGCAGCCCGCGAGGTCGGCTTCCGCGGCTTCGGCTATTACCCCCGCTCGAGCTTCATGCATGTCGATCTGGGACCGGCGCGGTCCTGGGGCGACTCGTTCCCGAAACGCGCGACGCCGTTTGCCGCCGAAACCCCGCCCGCGCGCGAGGCGCTGGCCCAGAGCCGGACGCTCAAAGGCACCGGTGCGGCGGGTGCGGCCACCGTGGGCGCGGCCGGCGTCGAGGTCGCGCAGGAGGTTCTGGCCGAGGCGCAGGACGCCGTCCTGCCGCTGGTGCCCTATCTCGACACGCTTCGCTGGGTGTTCATCGCGCTGGCGCTCGGCGGGATCGGTATCGCCGTCTGGGCGCGCGTGGATGACTGGAAGAAGGGGCGGCGGTGATGTGGGGCTCCCTGCTGGCCGGGATCCTCGCCCGGCCATGGGCGCGGCGGGTGGCAGGTTTTGCCCTCGCCGGGCTCACAATCACCCTCTTTCTTCTCAACCTTCGTCGGTCAGGCGAGCGCGCGGGACGCGCTGCCGAGCGGCTGGACAATCTGGAGCGCACCGATGTCATTCAACGCCACATGCTGGACGCGGCCGCAAACCGGCCTCGCGATCGCGACGCTCTTGTTGAGCGGTTGCGCGGGGGTTGGTTCTGACACCTCGCCCAGCGGCTGTCCGCCGGTGGTGGTGTACAGCCAGGCCGAGCAATCGCGATTGGCAGGCGAGATCGCCGCGCTGCCGGAAGACGCTCTGATCTTGGACTGGCTGGCGGATTATGCCGTTCTGCGCGACCAGGCGCGGGCCTGCACGGGCCGATGAGCTGGAGCCGCCGTTCGAAATCGTGGTGCGGGCATAGGAATGTCGTGTCAGTTCCAGTATCTTCTGCAATCTTGTCGCCATCAGAAACGTGTGCGTGCTGCGTCCAGCGCCGCCGCGGTCCCGCCGCTCAGCGCATGGTGATGGCGCGCGCCTCGGCAAGCAGACGCGTCTGGATTGCATGCAAGTCCTGCAACGGGACAACCTCGGGATAGTGGGCGGCGCGCAACGCCACCGCCTCGACGCGGACCTGATGCTGCCGTCTCCCCATACCGAGGCAGAGCCATGTCTCCGGCGCGTCGGCCACATGAATCACCGGCTTGCCAGATTTGATAATTGCCGCATCGATACCGCGATTGGTGATACGAAAGGCACGATGTCTGTCGACAACGAAGTCCATCAATTCTGACAGGCTTTCGCGATCGAAGTGACTCTCGTCGTGCGCGCGGCTTCCCGGCAGGCGGACGGCTGTCGCACCCGAGGCGCGAATTTCAAGAAACGAACCTGGCCTGGATGGGTCATCTTGCGGGCCGAGCAGGGAAAAGCTCAGCAACGCCCGGCTGTCGCCGGACTGCCCCGCCGACATGCCGAGTGCCCATGCAACCGGAGCAATCAGAAATGCGCGACGCCTGATGCGCGGCCCTGACATTTCGGGTCTCCCAGCATCATCGTGGCCACTTCGGCCCTTTCAGAAGAATCCTCCCTGTCCGCGCGTCGGTCAAGTGGTTCCAAACCCGAGCGCGCCGGGTATCGACCCCAAGTTTGCGAAAATTGGCCCAAAATGGTAGGGTTAACGCATTGTCCAAAACATGGGAGGTCAGAAATGCAACCTTTCGGAGGAGCCGCGTTCCAACGTAAGGCGCGTGCCGGGTTTGCGATCGCGGTGATCGTGGCGGCCAGCGATGCGGCGGCCATCTCAATCAGTCTGACGGAGAAACCGGAAGGCGAGCCGCTAAATCTGTTCGGGATTCCCGGAAATAATGCCGGGCCCGCCCCGGCATCAGTGACCGGAGGCGGCACGCTCTCACAGGTCATGTCCGCCGCGGCGAATTACTGGGAAGGAGTCTTTCTCGATTCCGGTCCTGCCCTCGATATCGACTACGGCTGGCGGTCGCTTTCATCCGATACCACGCTTGCCACCGCGCTGGATTTCCAGACCCGGGATTTCGGGCCTCCGGATGCCAAGCGGGGGATCATCACCTTCAACAATACAGAGACGGCGTTCACCTACTACGCCGATCCAAACCCGACAATGGCCGAGGATTTTGACACCTATTTTCAGACGACGGCGGAGCTCGGCGGCGGCGAGATGAATACGGGGCGAGTTTTTACCGACAGGACCGGACCCGCAGCAGGCGCATTCGACCTGTTCTCGATCGCCGTTCACGAGATGGGCCACCTCCTTGGACTGGATGACATCGACACGGACGCCAATCCGCTGGAAATCACCTCGGGACCTTATGCTGGGGCGAGTATCGCGACGCTATTCGAAACCGAGGGTCATCTGGACGGGTCTGCGTATCCCTATTCCCTGATGCAACGCGCCGCCAACGGTGATCGTCGCCTGGCGAGCGATGTGGACATAGCCGCAATCGCCGAACTCAGCGGTTTTAACGATGTCGATTACGGTGCAGCCAATTTAACCATGGCACCTGTTCCACTGCAGCCTGCGGCGGCGCTGCTGGCCGGCGCTATCGGCCTGATGGTCATGATCAGAGGCAACGCTGGGCGAGCGCATCGTGAGAGAGCCGCCTGACACGGACGTCCAACCCGCTCGTTCTGCTTGTTGTTCTCCGTTGCAGACCGGAAGCCACGTCGGATGGAACCAGCAGCTTGTCATGCAGTCGCGCGAGGAGCGCCTCGATCAAGCCCGGAGGTTGAAGCCGAACCGGCGCAAGTGGCTGCCGCTCGACATTCAGCCATGGGCAAGAACAAGGTGTGGAAGCGTGAACGCGGATTGTGAATGATGAGTATTTCACCCGCTCACCTGGGGGAAAACGCTACTTCAGTCCATGGATGATGCGGAAAGCCGAGAGACATACCCGGCAAGGAAATCCGCCAATTCGGCCGCGCGCGCACCTTCGAGCTCGCGCGATGCCTGAACCTCGTTCAGCGCGCGCTGGGCCTTGTCTATGGTCATCCATCCGGTCTCTTGCGTATCGGGTGCGGACCAGCGCTCGCACAGCCATGCCTCAAACTGCGTCCGCTCCTCGGGCGAGAGTAGCTCGGGCGCGTGAAACGCCACCAGGCGGCGGCCAAGCTGGCGTAGGCGGGCATCTTCGAGGGTGTCCAGGATCTCGCTACGGCGCCGCCAGTCCACGCGCTGAAATTCGGCAAGCAGGGCCTTGTCGGCATGGCTGTAGAACCCGCCGAAGATCTGCTTCTCCACTGGGGGTGTCGGTGCCGCAGGCTCCTCGGGGAACCGCGCGGCCAGCGCCTGTGCCACGCGCGCGCGGAAGTCGGGTGCGGATGCTATGACCTCCGTGCGCTGAGCCTGCACGACGGTGGGCTCTGGCACCGACAGCAGCGCAGGGGATTTGTTCACAGCGAGTGTGCGAATGATCTTCGGCGTGGCGTCCGCCGCGGCGAAGATTGTTGCGTCATCGGCGGCCAGATAATCGGCGGGATCTGCTGCATCCAGATCAAAGAAGGCCGCCTGATTGGGGTTGCCGGCCGAATAGCCACAAAAACAGCCGATCGTTGCACGGGGCATACCGCCGCCAAAGCGTTCGACCAGCGCCAAGGGCTGGAATGCCTCAAGGCGGGTCTGCACATGCCTCTTGTCGCGATTGCTCTGCAGCTCGGCCCACAGCGCCGGGGCGCGCTGGGCAATCAGCCGCGCAATATGGATGGTCGCCGCGACATCGCCGAGCGCATCATGCGCATTGTGAGCGGTAAAGCCATTCAGCGGCGCGACCATGTCGAGCTTGAAGCGCACACGACCGGACGCGTCGACGGGCCAGTGAAACAGGTCCGGGTGGCGGTGCCAGACGGTATAAAGCGCCGTCAGCACATCAAAGCGCGTATTCCCGTTGAACTGGGTGGCAAAAACGTCGGGCTGCAGGTTCTGGTAGAAGGCCTGACGCAGCATTTCCTCATCGAAACGAATGCTGTTGAACCCGGTCCAGACAGCCGGCGACCAGCGGTCGATCAGGGCGCCGATATCCTGCGTGAACTCGAACAGCGTCGGCAGGGCCGGGTCGAACAGCTGTTCCGGGCGAACGCCAGTCACCGCCAGCGCCCACGGCGACGGGATGATATGCGGCGCAATCCGGCAGCGCAGATCGACCCGCTCGATCTCCCTGAATGCATCATCCGTCAGGATGGCCGCGAATTGCAGGGGCTGATCGAAGGCGGGCGAGGTGCCGGTGGTCTCGAGATCGTAGAATGCAAATGCCATACGGCAGCATAGCTCACGCTGCCAATGTCGTCAGCAGCCATGGCCGGCAATTCTTGCCCCTTCCGCGTCGAAAGGGGAAAGATCAGGTCTCCTTTCGCGACTCGACCAAACTCCATCGGCATGAGAAAAGATGCATGGCGCGCGCCGCCACTCCTCTTGTCCCGACACGGATGTCTTGTTGCTGCGACCTTCCAGGATCCTCTGCGTGCTCATTGTCCCGCTGCCGGTGGCCGCGCAGACGATCACGCGCGCAGACAGGGCGACCGACAGTGACACGCGCGCGATCCGGGGTACACACTGCCGACAGCGTGGCATCGATGCTGCGGAAAGCCACCAGTTCTCCACACAGATCTTTGGTGGGCGTACTCGGCGCGGAAAACGCGGCCCATGAAACCACACTCCGACAGCACGACCGAGGTTCTGGCCGGTCTGGTGGAGCGGGTCACCTTCCACAACGCGGAGAACGGCTTCTGCGTGCTGAGGGTGAAGGCCCGGGGGCATCGGGATCTGGTGACCACGATCGGCCACGCGGCCATGATCTCGGCCGGGGAAT